ACTCTTTGGTAAGACTCCCCGACGTTTACAGCGAAAACAGCTGCTTTGCTTCCAGAGCTGTGCGGGCTTGATGAGCTTACGCTTTCTGAAAAATTATCTAGGCCGCCTGCAGGTGCTGACCAGGCCAAGGTTCCCGATCCATCACTCGCAGTTAGTACCTCTCCAGTGCTTGGCGTAGCCCTCGGCAACGCATAAAACAAATTATTGTTATGGTCGGTGACTCTGACCCTTGCGTCTGCGTGTCGAATTCCTAAGTTAATGTGTGCTGAAGATCCATTCCCATAGTTGAATAGTTTGACTGGGTGGTCACCTGCGTGCTCATTAAATATGAACTTAAATTCACCCGATTTTTGTAAAAAAGCAGATTTTGTACTGCTAGTTTCAAGTTTTACAGCAGTCTCAGTCGCGCCTCCATTGACCCAAAGCCGGACGTTGCCGTTGCTTACAGGTCCGCCGTAGAAATAATATCCTTCATATCCCGTTTCGTTGTTATCGCTATCAATCTTGAAGACCATTTGGTCGTCAGTAGTTAATATCTCGTTACTCGAAAAACTAATGTCCCCAGTGCCACCAATCTCGTGGCCGCCTGCAGTGCTGCCGTCATGCAATCGCAGCTTATTATTTGTTGTGTCTGCGGTAACCTCACCAACCGCGCCAGTGAAAGCGTTGTTTTGGGTTGCCGTACCACGGCGGAGCTGAATTTGAGTAGCCATGGTTTGAACCTAGAAAACGTTTCCGTAGTCGTGGGAAGTAGTCACAGCGGTTGCAACTGAGCCGTAATCAGCATCAGTTGTTCCACCGCCGCCCTGTATCTGGACAACAGTGCCGTCATCTTTTTTAGTGAAGACAACACCCGTATCCGTGCGAATCAATAGCTCAGCAGTTGTGCTGAAATCACTTGCCGATGGGTCGCTTGTGCCCCTTTTATGACGAATGACGTTAGCCATGCGTCAAAAAGTTCCACCATCGATCGTTGAACTTGGTGACAGATAATCCGTACCAGCAACAGCGGCGCTAAACGCACTTGAGCCGTTGCCTTTGACCAAGCCGGTCAATGTTGTCGCGCCAGTGCCGCCATTAGCAACTGCAATCGTTGTGGCGTTCCAGGTGCCAGAAGTCAGCGTGCCAACAGAAGTAAGACTGGAAGCAGTGACACCAGAACCAAGAGTGCTACCGCTAAGAACGCTAGTGCCATTGATCTTGAAAGCTTTGCCGCTTGCTAAATCAAAACTTTCACTGCTAGTCCAGCAATCAGTGCTGTCAATCCAATTAATCGTCTTGTCTGTAGCGCCTTTTAAGGTGATGCCGCCACCGTCAGCGGTTACATCGGTGGGCGTTGAAACCGTCCCAAGTTCAAGGTTTTTGTCCTTTACGGTGACCGTTGTGCTCTCAACGGTTGTGGTTGTTCCACTGACTACAAGATTGCCGCCAACCGTGACGTTGCCGGTAGTCGCAAACGTTGCAATTGTTGCGCCACTAAAGTCAACCGTTCCGGTAAAAGTTTTATTGCCGCTGACGGTTTGAGCTGTCGTTAACGTCGAGTAATAGCCGTCGCCACCGATTGCTTCAATTGAGGTTGCTGATCCACCTGCACCGCCTGTGCCTGTTCCGTACCAGAGGGTATTAGAGCCTTCTGAGTACGCAATTTCAGCATTGGCCAGAGACGTTGGGGCGGAACTGCCGGTTGACCTTTTGATCCGAATCGTGTTGGCCATGGCTCAAAAGTTGCCCCCGTCAGTGAGTGTGTCAGTCGTCCAGGTTGTATCAGCCCGGAACGTGTTGGCAGAAGCGTTGTAATAAATAACGCTCCCATCCACTTTAGACGACGAATCAAGGACAAGCCCGGCATCGCCCGTGTCACCTTTAGGCCCTTGAGGGCCAGCAGTTGTAGCTGTGACAGTCGTTGTGACAGGTGTTTGAACAACGGTCGTCCCATCAGGTGTAGTGACGAGAACCTTGTTCTCAGCCGTTGTGACGTTGACCGTGGTCATGGTGACGTGTACCCCTGAGAGACAAAAATGACGCCTTCCAAGTAATAGTCCCTGTTGCCGCTGCCGTTTTCAAGCATTACGTCATACCGCAGTTCATCGGGAAATGTTGCGGTCTGCGCGTCAGTAAGGCTGATAGTGACCTGCCCATTGGAGCGGTTGGTGTACGCAACAGCAAAATCCGCGTACTTGGTTGACCGCGCCTTGTCCCAAGCCTGCGCGTAAGCAGTAAAGCCCGTTAAGTCAATTACCGCATTACTGCTGTCCTTGAACTGCAGCAGCAGGGAATAGTCAGCCCTCCGCTGAAGCGTGAAATTGTGCGTTCCAGGCTGAACAGACATGACTACACCGTCCACACCTCAAGTGTACTGAAGACCACCTCTGAGGCTGGGAAGCCATTGGTAAATGTTGTTCCAAACAGATTGCTTGCCTGACCTAGGTTTTTATAACCAAAACCGTGGCCATGTGTCTTCCGGCTTTCGGCTATGGATTCTTGGAAACCATGAAATTGAATGTCGGTGTCCTCAGTAAGAACAATTTGCGTCTTCAGTGTTACTTGACGCATCTCTGTGCCGTCAAAGTATTGTATAGCCGAGGGTTTACCGATATAAGTATTATTGTTCATGTTCCATACCCCAATAACGTAACGGTGGACCGCATAAGCAGTAAATTCACCGCAAAGGTAATGGGTGCCTTTTCTTAGTCTTACAACCGTGCAATCAGTTGCCGTGCCAGGGCCTTCTGCATTCTTATTGCGATTCGCAGCAACACTGGTGCCGAAACCAGGAGATGACTGGCTGTTCAAAGAAACTTGATTTCCTGTGTCAATCTCCAGCCAATTCAACCTTCTAGGCAACGCTGCATCGCTGAATCTACTAATTTGGCTTCCGTTTTCATCAAGCAATCCTTGATTATTGTCCCCGGTGTTGTCACTTTCCTCTAAGTGATAAGCAAGCGCATGAAAGCGGTACGGTGATGCCTTGTCAAAGCTCAACGTCCCTGCTTGGTTGATAAGCAAAGATTTCTTTTCGTCTGCGTTTACGAATGACCCAGAAGCGGGCAAGGCGTCAACGATGCTCCCTTGGTGCCGAACTTCACCGTTTTGCAGTTTATAGACACTGGCGTAGTTGCCAGACCCCCCTGTAGTGCTGTCCTTTATTTTGAACGTGTTGTCAGTTGTGTCGAAATAGTGCCCATAGTCTGAGCCTTCTAAGGCCGCAGGAGGGCTTGAGCCGCTGTTGTTCGTGAATAGAGCATCGAGGCCGTCATTCAAGTCTGCTCTGAACTCAGGAAAAGAGACGTTCCCTACTGTCTTCCCGTTTGGCTGGCTCATTGCGGCGTCCTGCCTTTTCCAAATCCATTTGCAGTGTAGCTGAAGTTCAATGCAGGGAATGTCGGGTTTCCATCTCCGTCAACTCCAAGGCTGGTAACGGTAAATCCCGTGGCGCTGACCGATTGAAGGCGAACAGTTGTGTTTGCTGGAAGGGTGTCTGTAACTGTAAAGGTAACAGCAGGGCTGCCAAAAAATCTATTAGCAAAAGCAACTGCGACGTTCGCGGTGCCGGTGCCGGTTTCTGTTCTTTGCGGAAAGCCTGTTTCCAACTTTAACTGGGGCACGCTAAGCGTGCTGTCTGCGTCTTCAGTAATAAGCTCGACCTTTGTTTGAACCGCCGTGCAAGCATTGATTGATCGACTAAATTCAACCCATTCGCCAAAGTCATAGTCATCATTTTGAATGCTTGTTGGCGTGCTCTTTGAAGTTCTTATGTAGTTACGACACGATGTTCTATCAGTAATGTCAGCACCAACAAAAAGCCCAAGTCGGTCATCAAACACGCCAGATGCGTTGTCAAAAAACCCACTGCGCTTGCCAGCACTAGTTTGCAATTTGTTCCTAACAACAAGATCAAATTCTTTGCTAGTGCTAAACCCAAGGCCAGCACCATCTAAATGGTCGTTAGATGCATTAGGGCCAACACCGTTCAAACCAAATCCTTTCAAAACATATTCGCCTTTGCCGTCGTAATTGTAATAATTACCTTCTGCAAAGCCCATGTCCACGTACAATTCAGCTGCAAGCATGAGCCTTGCAGAGGCATGAGTTGTATAGTTAACCTCTGCATATCTAAAAGCATCTGATTCCGAATCTGAATATCTTTTTTTAGGGGCTGGTGGATCTATGGTATACGTGTCTAAAAACAAGTTTTCTGGATAACCTAAATTGAATGGCGGAGACGAACCAATCACCGCAGATTCCTCTAAATGAGCATGGCTGTCTGTTTGCACTTGTATTTCAGAGCTGCTAACCAGCACAGACGCCGCTAAGTCAGAGCGCAAGGCAGGCAAATTATCAAGCTTTTCTGCCTCTGCTTTCACAAAATACGTGCCAGGGCAGAGAGGGATGACAACCGAATTCTGACTGCTTGGAAGAGGCTCAAAAATTGGATTGCTATTTTCCCAATTAGGGTCGTCTTCGGCGGAAAAATAATCCGCAAGAACATAACCAAGCAAAAGATATGGTGAACGTAAATCGTAGTGAATTAAAATTTTTCCTCCATTAACGACAGAGGGGTCGGTGAGAGCAGGCCAATGCAAAATACCGTGAAAATCGGATAGCCTCTCGAAGGAAAGAGATTGAATGTTTTGCGGAAGTTTTCTCGAAGACCCTACCACTTCATACGTAATCGTAGCTTCAGGGCCTCTAATTAATCCTTTAATCGGAGTAACACGTATTTCATACAACCCTCTTTTTGCGTCTGGAATGTCGATTAAATTACTTTGGGTCGAAAGCGTAGTAAAGTTTTCGTCTTCGTGCCGATAGCTGACCTCGTAACTAATTGCCTGCCGCACGCTTTGCCAAGCAACTGAAATTTTGACAGAGCGGCGACCGTTTAAGTCAGAGACAACTTCCTTGACTTTCTCTCCGGTTTCAATGGCAACTGGCAGAACTCTTAAATTCTGCACCGCTCCAGGTGGCTCGTTCAAATTAGTAACATCAAACCTTTCCAGTGGCTCATCTGATTCGATGTTTGCATACTTGGATCGGTTGTAAGAAAGAGCTTTTACGTTATACAAAATTCCATCTTCTTCTTCTACGCTAATAACTCGCCAAGTTGCAGCTTTAACGTCTGATCCAGTTCTAGTGTTGTCAACATATAATGCTTGATTGCCCTCGTTATAGAAAACGTAGCCAGCAGCAACATATTCAGTCCCGCTTAATCCTGTAGACTCAAGCAGCCAAACACTATTGACGACTGGTTGAATAGTGTACGCCTGCTCAACAGTCAGCTGGTCATTTATAAGGTACTTACTTGGCGAATCACTGACGTATAGGCTATCTACGTACAAACCTCCGGCAATAACCGCCCGAGATTCAGTGCTGCCATCGGACAACACGACATGCAAGAGCGAACCGCTGCCATAGGCTAGTTCGGCAGAAATAGTATCTACCGTAAAGGTATTGCCATTTACCGCCTTAATTCGACCAGAAAAACGCTCCCCGGCTACGACTTGATCTGAAATTAAAATTACGTCGCCGGGACGCACTACAATTCCAGCCTCGATGGAACAAGTGAAGCCAACGACATCGCGCTCAAACTTTTCTGTATGCAAGATCCACCGCCCCAGTCGCGCCGCCTGACCACGGCCTGTGCAGCCAAACGCCTCGACATCCTTACGCACTACGCCATACTTTGAAATTCCTTCTTGGTCCTCAATGTATTCATACCGTACATCTTGTGATGGAATGTCTAAATACGAAACCCCGACAACTGTCGATCTCTGTTTTAAGCTGCTGCCGGTGTAATTAAAATCCCCAACTATGTTTGCCTGGTTGAACAAAAACACAGGATCAGACGGGCGGTCCTGAGAGATAGCAAGACTGCCTGCGCTCCAGTAACCCTGGCAGCGCATAACTGAAAGCAAGTCATTGATTGTCTTAAAAGCATCCTTAGGACTCTGAATAGTCGCATTGCAGAGAAATCTTGGCTCAAGACCATTGAAGCCATCTGGGACAAGCTCGTTATTGTATTTTGATGCTGCAAAGAAATCGAACTTGCTTAAGCGAGAAGCATTTCCAGTAAAATTAGCCTTCTCTTGCGGGGTAAGAATGTGATCCCCAAATCCATACCTTGTATTGGTTAGCAGATCCCACAGAATCCAGGCTGGATCGGCACACCATGTAGAAGCAGAAAACGTGCCATCCCAAAAGAAATTTTCCGGGTAAATTACGCGGCCAGTGCCTTGATCAACAGTGGCACCGTTGGGAATGCGAACCTTAACGCCCTTAACATGATACTTTCTTCTTGGAATACTTGAAAATTGCTCTGAATCTAACCTAGCTGCAATAATTGCAGAGTTAGGGTATCGAGTTCCTGCAGTTTTTATCTGAGTAAGGCTCCCCCAAAAGCTCGCGTTTTGCAGCTCCGGTGTGTTCGGGTTTTCGTCTTTTGTTGTTCGCAGCACCGAAACTTCAACAGTATCGTCAGGGTTAGGACGATCCAACTCAAGTTCAATATCTCTTTGATAAAGATCGCCAGAACGTCCTTTAATCGTATCGTCAGCTACTTCAACTCTTGAACCGCTGCCGTATTGCACAAAAAATTTATGCCTCACGCTTGTGCCGCTGACATCACCATTCTTTTTGTTTTGTATTTGCAAAGCCGGAACATTAATCGTCACCCTGACGCGATCCACCTCAGGGTCTGTTATTGCTCTAACAGTATGAACATTCTTCTTTAGTTCCGTCCCAACGCCTACTTCTTCCTGGCTACCGATTGACAAAGGGATGCGAGTTTGCACTTGCGTGCCGTTTCTTATATGAATTTCTGCATCTCTAAAGTTGCCTAGCCCCCTCGTGCCATCTGCATTTTCTGATTGCAATTTAGTGTCATCAAAAAAGATTGAAGCTCCTCTGTTAACAAGCCCTTCAATTTCTCCTTCTGAGATCAAGTCATAGACATACGCATATTGCCTTGAAACCGTGTTATCCCTTGTGACCTTAGACTCACGGCCACCACCACCACCACCACCGCCTTTACCGCCACCGCCGCCTCCACCGCCTGAGCCAGCAACTCTTAGACCTAAGCCTGCATTGTGAACGCGAACATTGTTAGCAATAAAAGTGTGACTACCCTCAACTGTTAAGTTGTAAACAGTGCTTTCACCCAGCGGCTTTTTGCTAACAATCGGGCGCAAGTGATTGCAAACATCCACCAAACAGTCGTCTGGGCCAAGCGTTCCAATCTCAACAAACGCATTAAATTGGTTTAGGACCCAATGGTTTGGAGTTGCATCGACATGTTCTCCGCCCCAAAGGCTGTACCGGATTATTTCCTCCTGCTCGTGTCTGTGGACTTTAAGAACCTTGCATTCAGAAATTTCACCTTTATCGTTGAAACTTAAAACTTTCGCTCCCTCTCTTATTTCATCAATCCTAATTTGGCCATTAGGGACAGAGACTAAAGTAGAGCCGACGAAGCAGCCGCCTCCACCACCACCGCCTGAACCAATAACTGTGTTGTTATCGCTCATAGCTCAGTCCCCGCAACGTCAAAGACTATAACCTCTCCTCGCAAACTTCCTGGTGGCACTGACGGCGTAATCTTCTTGTTTACAACATCAACACCAGAGCTAATTGCGATGCTCCCAACTAATGTTTTGCCGTAAACGATTGGCACAGGAACTCCTGCACGCGCAACATTTTGAACCCCGGAAAAATTGAAACTATTCCTTGGGTCGCGAGGATCATCGCTCGAAGATTGATTTAAGCCTGGAAGCTGTGGAGTGGGGGTTAAGAGCGTTGAAACTCCTGATAACACAAGCCCCGCGCCCAAAGTTAAAAGTGCAATTGAGCCCGAAGCTGTGGCTGCACCAAAGATCCCTGCCTTAGCCGCAAAAGCACCTGCGAACATTGTAGAAGAACCAAAACTTACAGCAGATAGAGCAATCAAAGCCACCCCAGCAATAATCTGACCAACCCCAAAACCTGATCCTCCTCCCGCACCTGTAACGACAGGAACAATTTTTATATCGCTGTTGCCAACAGGAAAATGTAACTCGTTTTCAGCAAAACTTGTTTCACCGCAAAAGACTTGATAACTGTGTTGCCTGATGTGTGCTTCTAGCCTGGGAAAATTGACGAGCAGCATCCTGACTGCTTCCGCGATGCACGATACATCTGCCGTTACAGAACTACGGCCTGCAAATTCAGCCAACGGCCCATACAGCTTAATCTTGCGAAGCATGACGCAGCCGCCTACCTGTGCAGGATTGTAGCCAGCCACCGTAAAGATCTCTACTGCTTAGCCGCCTGCCGAGATGATGCAAAACCATTCCATCGCCAATGTAAACAGCGCAGTGATTGAGGCCGCTTGTCCCGATCTGCATCAACAAAGCGTCCCCACGCCTTAAGGTCTCATCGTCTTTCAAGCGCCGAAACCCAGTGGCGGCCCACGAACAATCGAATAAAGGCTGTGTATTAAAAGCCTGGAGTGTGGCTGGGCGCTCCCAATCACGAAGCTGTATACCCTCTAAGGCGTACCAGTCGCGCACCAAGGTCCAGCAGTCGTGAACGCCCCAGGTCCATTTCCTGCCGACCAGAGGCGCCTTGTACCCGCAAGGGGTGTATTCAGCCCAGTCGCCCGTGCTTGGGTTGTATATGTACCAGGGCAAGCCGTGCTGCTCTGCCATAGCCTTATCGGCATCACTTGGCGCCGGGGGCGTTACAGGGTGGCTATGAAAGATTGCTGTGATCTGACCAGCGTCAGCGGCCTCTGCGTAGTCCTTGGGGTCAAGAACGAAATCATCCTGCGGAAACTCAGCAACATTGGCGCAGGGCCAATAAACCTCTTTGCCGCTGGCGACAAGGACAAGTCCAACACACTCATTAGGAGCTTGCTCTTCAGCATGTTGCTTGGCTGCAGAACGCCAACTCATGCGTATTGCGATCCAATAGAAGGGAAGCCTCCAAAGGGTAAATCGCTCTCGCCAAAACGGCACTTGCAACTTTCAAGCTTTTTACCGCAAACGTCTTGAACCTCATCCACAACAGGTTCATTGTTGATGTTAAAAAACTTAAAACTAACGCCGTCCACGACTTTCCCAAGATCTTGACCTGGCCTGTACCCGCACTCCGCAGATTTGTAGACCCATTGGCACATGTTGAGGCAGGATCTTTTCGGCGCTCTAACGCCTGCCATATCAAAGGCGCTTGCGAGTTCAAACTGAATTATCTCTCGCGTTTCGGAGGACTTGCGATCTACAAAGTAGATCTCCTCAGGAAAAGTTGCTGTTGGATCAGCTGTTGCATTGACTCCGCCTTCAAAATTTTCCCCGTCTAAAAATTTTGCAAGCGTTCTGATTCGTGTGAATTTTGCGCCTTCGAGACCAGCAGGCAACGTCGCGATTAAACCTGAAATAACATTGAAAAGATTGCTGACGGTGATCGTGGGCCTTGGCAAAGACCCTGAACCGTCAAAAGCAAAGCCCTCTGCCTGGATCGGCAGAGGAATGTAATTTTGTCCAGCAAAAACGATCGGAACCCCTGTGCCCTCTTGCGTTCCAGGGTGGAAATAGTATTTAATGTCTGCGCCATGCTGAGCGGCGTTTAGCTCAAGCTGATATAGCTCAATAATCGCAGACGGCGCAGGTTTCTGCAGCTCTCCAAAGATAGCTTCAAGGTTGTCACCTTGGACATAACCAGGAGAGTGATAGCCGCTGAGCGCGTATCGCATGATCAGTCTATTCGAGCCTCAATCAAAGCAAAGCTCAACACAATTGCCTCTGAATGTGCGCTGCTAGTTATGTTGGTAACAGTAATACTTGCCGAGGCGCTAGCACACACGGCGTTGAACACATAATTACCTATCCCTGTCGCTTTGTGATTGATGACTAAAACATCGTGTTCGGCGATAGTAGAATTTGTAAGGGCAAAAGAAACGCTAGTATTGGCTGCCAATGCTGCGTTGTTCATAGTAATTCTGCCGCATTTCTTGTCCAGGCTTACAGCGGTCGCCTTACTTGTAGCTTGAGTGACATCACCACCTTCTCCGCTGGCGGTATAACCAGCTTTGCCGTCGTTCAAGTTGGTGAAGTTGGCATCCATCTCAGTGTGGGTGAGCGGACTACCTTTGCCGGAGCGAGTGACGATCGTGGCCATGGCTTACTCGAAAACTTGGCGGAATGATGTCTGGATTGTAGCTCGGTTCAGGTAAGGGATCGACTTGCTCCACTGCTCACAGACAAACTTAGAGCTGCTGGCTTCACCTGGTGGCGTGAAATCAAAGCTTGCGCTGTCTGCAGCTCTTGCGTCTAAAAACGTCTCAATAACATCTGACTCGGCCTCTGAAACATTAAAAGTTAGGCTGTATGACTTTGGGTTTTGATTTAAGCCAAAACTTAAACGCTTCTCATAGCCATCACCAAAACGCACCGTGCGAATTGCTGGTGCGCTTGTTTTCTGAATGCCGTAAGCAGGCGTGATTGAGGGAAAGGTTGCCATTATGCGAGTAATCCTCCAGGGCGTTTTTGTTTGATCAGCTCAGCTTGTACAGCAGCGCCGAGCATCTTGCCGAGTTGTCCTGCCTGATCAGAGTCGCCCTCAACACTAGAGCCAGAAGCATCGACGTTCACAGTTACGTTAGCGCTGCCCATTGCATTGTTCGGAACAATGTTGCCTTGAGCGCCTGGAACGAACAGCTCAGGCCCACGCTCCCCGACTAAATAAGGCCGGTTGCCAGAAACTGAGCCGCCCAATGCTCTTTGACCAAATATTGGAAGAGGGACAGGGGTGTTTGCTCCAACGCCTGAATAACCTTTAATCTGACTCAAGCTATCCGTGTTAATTGCGTCGCCGCCACCTCCCATTCCGGCGAACATGCGAGCAATGCCGATCGCGATGTACTGGGCGATCATTTGCTTAGCTGCTTGCATCAGCATGTCTGCAATGCTTCTTAGGAAGTCAGCAAAGGCTTGCTCTGCTGTTTTGGTTCCTTCGACGACAGCTACGAGACTGTCAAACAAAGAGTCTGTTAGTGGTGTCGTTATTGCAAGCGCATCATTAAAACGAGCTTGAGCAAGCGCTGCTTCATCTATACCTGGCTGTAATCTTTGGTACGTGTCACGAAGATTTTCTAAATCTTCTAGCTGGTACCCTAAATTGGTTTGGAAATCACGCGAAGCTCCGTCTTCTTGAGCTTTAATTTGACGTTGTTGAAGTTTTGCAATTTGCTCGTTGAAGGATTCTGATTTAGCTGCTCTATCTGCAAGTTGGTCTGCCTCAAGTTTAGAGCTGCCAGAAAAGAACCCAAGGCCCGCTCCAGCGAAACTCATCATGTACTCAGGGTCTGTCGCTCTCTTCTGCCGTTCCGCGCTTATTTCAGCTTCTAAGGTGCGTATAGCCCTTGTGTCTTTAATAGCTTGTTCCCTGTCTAAACGCTCAGCGTGAGCTGCTTTTGCTTGTGCCCTTTGAAGGAGCTGCTTATCTCCTAACAAATCTCTCTCTTCTTTTTGCTTTATTAACATTTCTTTTTTCAACTCACCTTCTCTAACGTCCACACGTTCTTGCTTTTGCTTTAATTTAAGTACACTTGTTTCTACTCTTTGTATCTCTACTAGAGCCTTAAATTGTGCGTCAAAAGTATGTACTGTTCCTCTGCCTAAAATATCTATTTGCGTCATAACGTTCAATCTTTGACTATACGCGGTATCTGCTTGGATGGCTTGTGTTTCTGTTTCTTTTGTTATCTGTCGTTCTGCTTTTAATACCGAGTTAGCCGCGTTTGCGCGAGCAAGACCTAGCTTTACTTCTGCTTTTGTTTTTTTGTCTTGCAAGACCTGATTCCTTGCGAAAGCTCCCGGTTCGTCAATTTTGTCAAAATTTGCGTTTATTTCGTCTTTAATTGTATCTAATTCATTTTGAGCTTTTTTTACGTTTATTGACCCTTGATCAGCGGCTAAAACGTCTCTGCGCTCTGTTAATTGACGCTGTGCCAAAGATACTTCTCTTTCTCCTATATCTTTAATAGCGGCAAGCCTTTTCCTTGACAGTTCCAGTAGCAACCTTTCCGCTTCTGTTTCGCCTTCTACATTTAGTAATTTTTCTCGCTGCACAAGCAGTTGAGCCTTGAGTGCTTGCAACCTTTCTTTATCCTGTTTGCTTAATGTAGCTCCTCGCTCTATCGCTAATTTTTGCACTGTTTCAAGTGCGCTAATACTAGATTTCGTTATAAATATATCTCCTAGAGCTTTTTGTTCCCCCGTTGGTGCTGCTTTGGGTTGAGTCCCTGTAACGGCGTCAGCTAACCCTTTTACAAGCGGCGTAATAAAAGACTGCAGACCCATGCCTAGTCTTTCTAGTGCGTTATCAAACTCTCTAGCAGATTTAGCTAGTTCTTTAAGTTGCTGTACTCTTTTATTTCCAAGAGTCTCTTGTGCTCTAAGTTGTACGGCAGCTGCAGCCTGATTTGTAAACCCTTCGCCAGCTAAAAATGTAGCTCGACCGCCTATAGTGGTATTAGTTTCGCCTAATTTTTTAAGAACTACATCTAGATTAGAGGCTACATCATCAAAAGCTTTTGCAGTATCTAAAGCAGCAGATCCTAATTTATCTAATTGCTGGCCTATAGCGCTGCCAAGAATTTGGCCGCCAAAGCCAAATGCACTACCTGCTAAACCGCCTGCAATTGAGCCTGGACCACCGCCAAACAACAGCGGGAAGCCAATACCAAGCGCAGCGCTTTGAGCACTTTTATCGAGTTTTTTTTGATCTTCAGCGACCTTACGATTGGCTTTTTTGCGAGCTTCCGTGCGATTTCTAAGACGCCTGTCAAAGTCTTTTCCATATTTTTTATCTTGCTTAATAATATCATCAAAAACTTCCTCATTAAGTTCTTTTTGAGACTTAAACTTTTTAAGGCGCGAATTAAGCTCCGCTGTTTCTAGCTTTTTATTAAATCCTAACTCAAGCTGGTTAATTTCTTCAGCAAAACTTTTGCGTTTTTGGGCCGCTTTAGTGACAAGAGCCTCAACCCCTCTTGCGGCTGCAGTAGCCGCTGCTATTTCTTGATTAAAATTCGGGGGCAAAGCAGCTCCCGAAACTTGAGGAGAAGGGCCGATCGGGGAAGAATACTGGCCAAGCCCTTTTCGCCTTTGTCGCGTCACACGAAGCGGTTCCGTGCGTAATGGTCTGCCAGAAAGCTGATCAGCTCTTTGACTAAAAGCGGCAAAACCTGAGCCAGAATTAGTCAACTGACTTTGAATCCGACTTCTTGCATTTAACTCTCTGTTTAACTCTCTTTCTGCTCTTGCCGCCTGCAAAATAGCTAACTTGTAGCTTCTAGTCCCTCGAACAGCTGCATTTAAGTTTAAATTCGCCGCCCCAAGCGACTGGCTTAAATCATTAAAGCTGCCAGTAGCCTTACTGGTAGCACGCAGTAAAGTATTTATATTGTCAATATTTTGCTCTGTAGTTTTTAGTTTTTGATTAAAAGTATTAAGAGCTGCAGCTTTTACTGCGACTGCAATATCTACGTTGTAATTAGCCACAGCGAAACACGTAGAGCCTTGCGCTCCAGTCTACCGCTCACCCATCGTTCGCGCCCCTTTGCCTGCCTTAGCGTTCTGGATCGCTTTCTCCTGCTGCTCGTTATGCAGCTCGAAGTAAGCAGCCCAGCCGACCAGCTCTTCTTGCGTCAAATCACGCGAAAGCTGAGCAACCGTCATGCCCAGCTCCTTTGCCAAGAAGAAAATAAAATACCAGTCGTTACTTGCTTTTGAGGTCTGCTTTCGCTTCCTCCACTTTGTGCTCCGTTCCAGAGTTCAGCATGGCAAGCTGAATTTCTTGGAGGACAGAAGCAGCTACAGCGTTTCTAAGTGCGGCCCGCTCACCATCTTGGAAGAGGCGTTTGCCATCCTCATCCAATGCTTTTTCGACCATCAGACCTAAAGCAAAGTCGTTGCTTTCAGCAGCATCAACTTTTTTTTGAATCGACTCGCGCTCATCAATAGTAAGCGGATGCCAAAACACCTCAAGCACCACCTCGTCGCCTTCTTTTACCTCGTACTTGTAAAGCTGGCTAACGCCAAACTTGTTCCGAAGCAGTTCGGTGGCCCGCATAAATCAATGCCGTTTCGATCAATATACTACACGACTGCAGTAAATTGACAAGAAATAAGGCCCAAAAAGTGCGCTCGGTCTTCCAGCTCAACAGGGCTTGGGCCAGTAACGTCCATAACCCTTGGAGAAACGCTAAACGTATCTGTATAGTCAGTGGCATTTACTGAGGTCAAACCATCAATAACAGATTCGCTAATCGCAGACAGCGCCGACGTTCCACCTGATTTTGGGACGTAAACGCTGCACTGGATCACGCCGCTGTAATAGTCAGACGCAGCGCCTTGATTTTGCAACGTTGAACGGTTGAAGTTGACGCTCATAACAACGTATTTTTTAGTCTTACCAGGCGTCGTGAAACGAACGTTGTCATAAACCATTAGAACAGTTTTGTCCGCCGCTGCAACCGCGTCAGTTACAGCCTTTTCAAAAGCAGCGCGAGCATTTACAAGAGTCATAACTTAACCACCAAGTTGTTCATAGCCGACAGGTGCGACCATGCGCTGACCAGTTTGAGCAAAAATCCTGCCTGCTCTTTTTTCTTGGAATGTGCTGTTTACCAAGTCTCGCATTTCCCCTTGCACAAACTGCGGAATATTCGACTTGGGAGAAGCAAATGCTTGCAAGGCATATACAGCAGTGTTTCCTACATAAACACTCGGTTGCTTTTTGTAGTTAAACTCAGGGATTGGATGACGCGGCTTAATTGTGCCTTGATTTGAACCTTGTTTGTATGTTGACCAAGGCTCAGTTTTTTTATCTTTTGCTTGTGGCCTTTGAGTAGACGCCTTCCAGCTAGACGCAAAAAATCCTGTGTCTACAGGGCTTGTGGTAGAAGACAAACCTTCAACAGTGAGGCCAATCAAAGCATTAAAATCTCTGTTGAGTTGCTGCTCAAGGTCAGTCACAATTTGTCCGATGCCGCGCTTTGCCATCAGAATCGCACCCTTACGATATAAAGATACTCTTGGCCGCCACGGTAAGTTTCGATGTTTGTTATTTGAGCCGCTTCACCTGAACCAGCAAATTTCAAAACAATCTCATCTTGCATAGTGGGTTGATTGCCGCCAATCTGCTCAGGTGCAATATAAACGCGAGCCTGCCGCGTCTCTAATCCTTCATCTTCTTCAGACCGAATAAATTCGACTGGGCATTTCAAGCCAAAATAAGGACGGTCAAACGTTGCAAACGAACCTTTGGCAACGTCGTACTTTCCGTCAAACTTTCGCGTGTAATCAACAGTCGTGTCCAAGCTATCGCCAAGATCCTTGACGATTGACTTGGCTGCAGCTCGAAAAGCTTTGTCTAGCGCTCCAGGCATATCAACCCCTCACGGTACGGATTTGGTAGCTGCCGCTCCCGCCAGCGCAATAAGCGCCAAGGTAAGACTGGAGCCAAGGGTAAACATCAAAGACATTATTGACGGTTCCCGTAGCCTGGCTAGCAGTGTTGTACTCCACTTCCATCTCGCCGAGCTTGACGGATTTGTATAGCCCCGTATCGCCGGTAGACCCTGTAATTGACTCCGTGTCATTAGCTAATGCGTTAGCTAACTCGTATGTAGCGTATTTAATCTCGTTTGGGATGACAGTGCAAACTAACTCCACTCGATCAACGTGGTAATTGTTGCGCGGCCAATTCAACGCTTGTGATGTGTCACAGCGATCGCCGTAAAACTGCAACGTGTCGATCCAGCGGGTGGCTGAGATCAATGCACGGTTTTTGTTGTCGTCGGTCTTGTTGTCCCAGTTGGTGCTGCTTGGGACGGTTTCAAAATACGTGTTGGCTTCAGCCAGGGTCACGTAGCTGTTGGCTGACGCGCTGCTGAGAGTGGCGTTGATCGTGGCAGCCATAGCTGAAAAAAGAAGGTGGCCCCACCTAATGGTAGGGCCTTTACTCTGATCAAGATCAGATGGTGCTGGTATCCAGCGGGCTGTTGACGGTGACCTGAACCAGAGGGATCAGATCGATGTCGTAGGTAGCAGACCACTTGTTAGCAGTTGCCAGGTTGGCGTTGGTGGGGTTGTCACCAGCGTCAGCCCACTTGGTGCCCATCACGTGATAAGCAGAGTGGTAGTCAACCGACAGGACGTCCTGCTTCGAGAGCACGTTGCGGTCCGCTTCGATGCGAAGCTCTTGCTGTTGACCTTCCAGGATGGTGCCTGATTTGGTCAGATAGCAGTAGAACTCACGCTGGTGGCCGCCAGTGCCAGGAGCCACAGTGTTAACTGCAGGATCCATGATCACGTTCATACCGGCGAATTCGCCAATAGAACGGGCACCAACGCCAACACCGCCGCCGCCCCAGGTCACGGCACCGCCAGTAGACAGCGCAGAGGTGGAGAAGGTCAGCAGGCCAACCTGATACAGGTAGTAGCCAACAGAAGGGTGGACAACGAGGGTGTCCAGCTCATCACCACGCTCACCGAGCTTGGAACGGGCTTCTGCCACTGTTGCAGCAGTCAGGAAGTTAGCTTCAGCAGCGCCAGAAGCAGCTGCTTTGCCTTTATCCATGGCATTGCCAGAAAGAGCAGTGCCAAACAGACCAGCAAGGTGAGAGAACAGACGAGCGCTGTTCAGCTTGTTGATTGCATCTGCAAGCTGGTTGCGGATGTGAAGCATTGGATCTTCACCAGCAGCCAGAACTGCCATGTCATCTACCGCATACGCAAATGCGCGGTGGCAGATTGTGGCGATCTGAGTGCCAGTACCGATCTTTTGAGGGGTCAGGTAGCCAGCACCGCTGGTTCCCCATGTCGCTGTACCGTCCAGAATCTCTTCTGTTGGTGCGATTGGGTTGAACTCAGGGACTTGAATGCGTGTACCGCCTTCGCGTGAATCGAGAAGAGCGTTACGGACAACAGCGCCAGACTTGATAAACAAGCTGCGCTCTTTGATGGCCTCAGACACATAAGTGCTGAGATTATTCCTCTTTACGATGTCCGCAAGAAGGACACCGCCGGAATAATTCTGAAATGGAGCTGCCATTTCTTATTCGGGAGTAAGGTTTGCGGTTCACAAGTCACGGACTTGTAGGTGTCCCACGGGGACTACTTACCTGCCTCTCTCCTGAGCACGGCTGCAAGATCGGGGTCGGAAGCATCCAAGGCCATTTGCCTTGTTAAGTTAATACTACCTTCTAACCAAGGATTAGCGATGCCTGCAGCGCTAGCTGTTGATGTATTTGGCTTTGCACCCATCCCAGCTTGAGTGCTTGGTTTGAAGTGGTGTTCGTAAGAAGAACCAGGGTTTTTAAGCTTGGCAAGATAGACATTGATGTCTTGCTCAATGCCGCCATCTAAGACTTTGACGGTGCCATCGTCAGACTTCTTAAGACTGCCTTGAATCAATTGCAGCATTTGGTCTGAATTGATCGCTCCAGCCTGATTGATTGCTGAAAGTGCAGCGTTTTTCATTGCTGCTGTTTCGTTAGAAACCTGCAAATTTTGCAGTTGCTGCTCTAACTCAGCAATGCGCTTGTCTTTTTCAATGCCAGATTTGTTGGCTTCTTCCCAAAGAGGTTGCCACTGGCCTTGCTCTTCAAGGTTTTGACGGCGCTGATCGTCTTGTTTCTTGTAAACGTCGTCAAGCTTGCCTTTGATGCCTTGAAACTTTTCCTCGGCCTCAGCAGCACGCTTTTGCAACGCTTGAATTTGCTGCTCGTAAGCAGATGTGTCGGCGCTGGCGGTAGTTTCAGTCTCAGCCACGGGCTGTTCAGAGGACGCCACGGGCGTCTCCTGGATGACTTGTTCTTCCATTGCTATTTTTTAGTGGACTCGTCTACTTTACTAGGCTTTACTTTTTTAGTCGTCTTTTTGGGCTCAGGCATTGGACACTCCTGATTCTTAGGAGGATTAATTTCTTCAAAACGCATTCCCATGGGAATAAAAGCCGTTACTGCTCTACTGTACCGCTTTGCGACGTTTCTGCCGAGTTAGGCAAAATCTCGCCCTGCACAAGCATGTCGCGGAACTCTTCGCGGTCAATAATCTTGTCCTCAAACAGCTGACCCATCGCTGCAATGTCTTGTCCGATCAGGCGTTGGAGATCAAAGTCACGGTTAATCTTGACCTTTGGTGCTTCAATGTTTAAGTAACTAGCTGCAAGGTCATAAGCTTTTTGCAAGCCAGATTCCAAGTCCATTGAAACCATCGCCAGCATTGAATTAGTGTCAATGCGGTCTAAGCGTCGAGCGTCTGCTGACTCAGCTACGAATTTTTGCTGGCTGAGCGTACTAATGCCCAAGCTAGCCATCTGTTGCTGAAGCTCGTTAATCTCTGCTGATTGCGCTTCAAAAGCGCTAGATGCCGGTTCCACGTAATAGACCTTGTTTCCCGGCTGTGTCGCCATCGCATAGTTGACACTGATCGCCATATCCTTAGTCTGGTCGTCCCATCCCTCTAGAACAAGCATTGGCTGGCTGGCGATGTGCAGACTATGGATCAAGTCAGCTTGGCGTTGATAATGAGCCAAGTTCAAATGTGCAATGTCCAGCAATGGTGGCCTGCTAGTCAGCACATCAGTCTTGTTGGAATAGATCGTGACCAGTGGGATCTGCCCTAACGAGAAATCGCCCGAATCAACCAGCTCGTACTCTTCTGTAGCGTCGGACTGATCGAAGGAAGCGGGGTATGGAAATGGCCCTTGCATCTCTTTTTTCTGCTCCTCTTGCCTAAATACCCGATAACGGCCTGGCTCAATAACACGGATTTGGTCATAGCATTTTTCTCCAAAGTCACCGTCTGCAACGACAGCTTTTTCGCCAATACGAACTTGAGTCAGATTGCCGTAATTGGACTCACGATCCAAACGCCAGCCATAGACATTGGTTGGATCGACTTCTATCCAGTAAGGACGGCGGTTTTGAGCACGCTCTTCAGCCAAGCTACGGGCTGCAGATGGTGCAGGGAAATCAACCAACGTATGGCAGTGGCCATAGGTCAAAGCACAACCTAAAAGCCTGCGGGCAAACTCTTCAATGTCCGATCCACAACCATCAACATCCTTATTGAAGACGTCTGTCCAATAGGGGTCGCCTTCGATGCTGATCGGTTTACGCAGAATTAAGCCAGTTGCTGCTCGGATCAGGCGCTGTGTGTAAGGCGTAAATACAGAGCGGTTTACGCGGGCTAAATACGCTGTGTAATCCTCGCGTGGTTCGAGAGGCAGGAAAGTTTCGCTGTTGGTGCGTAAATAATCAGTCCCTGAAGTGACAGCTTTCATAATCTCCCAGCCCTTCATCTGGTCGATTACGGCCCGTGTCCTGACAAACGGACTGTCAACACTTCCCATATAGGAAGAGCTGACAAGATGCGTTCTAACAAGACCAGGGACGGAGTAAGTCATGACACTTCAGAGTTGAGTTACTAACAGCCCCATCGACGACGAGCGGCTTTACCCCGTTCACCAGTCCAGTTACGACTTCGAGCGCAGAAAGAACGCTTACGGGCAGCTTCTTCCTTTGTTTTTGGCTTTCCTGTAACCGGTGCTTTTAGGTTGGAACCTGTTTTTCGGTTGTACTTAGCCCGACCTTTAGCGGTCAGGCCAGCACCTTTACTGGCAGGCAGTTTTTCGCCACGTCCAACACTAAGGCTGGGGCCACGTTTACGCTTTTTGCGCTCTGCCATAACCTTAAAGTCAGATGCCGCTTGTGATGCCGCCGGATGTGATGAAATTGCAAGTAACTACTTGCAAATCACCAGTCGTGGCTGCTACATCCATACTGGTAATAATGCCATTGAAAACAATACTTTTGTTTCCAGTGGTATTAGTGAAAAGCTCGAACTTTGCGTTTGCTGGGTCTTGAGCTACAAGCGCTTCGTCAATTACATCAGCAGCAGCATCTGTAGCGCTGTCGTCGTAAACCAGCTCAATAGTTCCTGAGCCTGAAATCATGCTGCCAACATACGAGCGAGCTGTTTCGCCGTGACGAGTGCAGTCCAAGGTGTCCTTGGTAATGTTCAACGTCCAACTGCGCGTTCCAGCGACAGCTTGTAGGGTCCCGCCGTCCTTTTCAAAGGAAACGGATCCCTCTTCACCGCGTACAAAAGCCATGAGTAGACATAGGAAGGGTCTATAGCCAACAGTCTAACCGTTCGCATTGCAAAGACCATCTCAAGACTTCTTTTTCTTGGCCTTGCGCCGCTTATGCTGATAAGAAATTTTCTTTGAACCAGTCTTTTCTCTCTTAAATCGAGCTTTTTCGGCTGGTGTCATCTCTTTTGTTGTTTTAGGCGTCTTGTCTGACACCCGCCTTGATGGACGACACGCTGGATAATCACGATCTTCGCCTTTAGAACGGCCGCAAGGTTTTCCGGTCTTTACATCGACCCATTTCTCGTCAAACCATCGGCCAAGGCCACCACGGCCTTTCCTACTTGGTTTTTTTGGCTTTTTTCGTTCCGCCACTGGTTACCTTGCGATAAGTTCCGCCGCGCTTTTTATATTCACGCACCAACCACGCATTTGCATATGCGCTTGGGTAAACGTCGAATTTACGCTTGGCGGCGGCTTTGACGCGGGCGTAAAGAGCCTTATTGGTTGGCTCGTTTCTAACAGCCATGGCCGTGACGCATCTTCTTAGAGCCTTTCTTTACTGCTTTCTTTTTCTTGGGTGGACGGCCCTTTTGTGTGCCGTAAGTTCCCGGTCCCTTAGGCATGACGCAAAATGCGACAACAACAGCATTCTAAACCAGTTAGTACAGCCTGTAACTGGTAGTGCCAAGCGTTTCTGGTTTGGCCAAATTGAACTGCTGTAAACACAAATACCCAAACGCATCAAACGCATGGTCCACTCCCAAGTTTTTATTGGGCAGTCCAGTGCCTGGCGCGTAAGTCAATGTCCGCAATGACTTGATTAACTGCTTGCAACGTGGATGGATCAGCACTCTCCTCGTGCCAGTCGCATCTAGTAACCCCGTATTAACAGCTGTGATCTTGTCTCGGATCTTCCATGGCGATCGCGGTGATTGCACCGTAAAACCACTCTTTCGCAAAATTGCATGGTCAGTAACCCCAACACCACTAGTCTTTCGAGCGCTCCCCGTAGGGTCAGGGCACGCAATTACCCTGCGCTCCACGCCATAGCGACGGGTAACCTCCTCGGAAAAATCCCAAGTGGTAGCCCCGCCTGTAAGCATGATCTCGTCGAAGACATACAGGTTGGTGCCGTCTTTGACCGCCACAATGCCGCTCATTGGATCAACGTTGAAATCCACCCCCAGCAGCAATGGCTGAATTGATATGTCCCTTGAATCCGTCGATATGTTCTCGTCCGAAAAGCTAATAGCGACCAAGCCGCTTAGGTTCTCGAAGCTAGCCTCAAATTCTTGGCGGAATGTGCGCTGGTCTAGTTGGGCACGGGCTGCCTCAACCTCAGTTTTGCTGACGTTACCCCCGTCAATCGTTGTAAAACTCCAGCGCTGCCACAATGCCGTTGGATCTTCTTCGACATAACACCACAAGTCATAAAACCAGCTAGCTGTACCGTCAGGTGTCGAAATAAATAACGCCCAGCCTTCTTTATCCGCTAAAGCAGGTCGAATTACTTCGAACCAAACCTCAGAATCCATAAAAGCGGCTTCGTCAAGGACTACACCGCTCAAACTGCGGCCACGTAGCGCCATTGCGTTCTCAGTTCCCTTCAATTCAATGGTGGAACCGTTGATTAGTTCGATGCGAAGGTCAGTTTCGTTTTTAGAGTGGATCCAAACCTTCGGAACAAGCTTTTTTAAGACGCGCCAAGCGATGTCCTTGGCCATTCGGTACGTCGGAGCGCAGTAAAAAAAGGTCTCGCCTGGACGATCGATCGCTCCACGCAGCAATTCAACGCAAGCAAGGTAGGACTTGCCGAAACGGCGACCTGCGACAAGGACTCGGAAACGTTTATCGCAAGAAAATACTTCGCCTTGCGCCCAGCGAAGTTCTATTGGTGCGGATTTTTGGCTCATGCCTATCACAATACAGAGGTTTTCAACCCCTACCCCCGTGCAAATAGGGTCTGTGGGCGGTTATTATCGAAAAAACGGTCGAACATACGTGGACAACGACAAGCGCACCACGCAAGCCAAAGAAGACAGGGTGAGAAGGTTGTATCGGAGGCAGTTGGATGGGTTGTCGGCTAGAGCGCTGGTTTATGACCATGCGGAAAAGGAGCAGGTTTCGATTGAAACGGCTTGGCGCGATTGGCGAGCAGTAAAGCTGATTGTTGATGAGGATTGGCAATCTGATCGCGAAAATATGCTGGCAAGACTGCAACACATGCGTACCAAGCTGTTCCATCAAGCTCTGAAGAAAGGTCAGTTGCAAACTGCTAGCCAGGTTTTGGACTCCATTGGACGGGTCATTGGCGAGTCCACCGAAGTGGTCAATATCCAAGCGCCTGATCTGACCATCAAAATTGAAGATAAAGCCGGTTAGTACAAACGTATCTTTCTGACCCCTGCCCCCGGCCTGACAGCTAGGGGCTTTCTTAGCACACGAGTGCTAGTTGGCGGATATATGTTTAAGTAGTGGGGGCGCCGTAACATTTTATACCTATTTGCAACACTGCCCCCTTATTGAGAAAACAGTACATCCGTACTACATGTATCAAATGTTCAGAAGGTTCTGAACTGGTAGTACATCCGCACTACATGTATCAAATGTTCAGAAGGTTGCGAGTCAAAACCAAACCTTAAGAAAACCAAAAGCCTGTCGTTTTCCCCTTCTAAAGTGCTAGAGGAGAGACTAGAATCTATTCAAGTCGAACCCTGACAGCAAACCTCAGCAAGCAGCGAGCAAGCCGGGTCCATCCCGTCCCACCGCTCCACAGCACAGCACCGTCTCAGCGGTTGGAAGGTCACTGTCAGGCAAGACACAACGACACCATCTCACAGTCCCTCTCACCATGTTCAAACCATCATTAGCCGTGCTGCTCGGGATAGCTGCGGGCTTCTCACTGGGAGCACCTATGACTGCTCTATCCAATGAAGCAGTGATCAACTCCTGCCTGTCTAGAACTCACACACATCAGATTGTGAGCTTCCGTGGGTTCTTCGGAACCACTGTGGGCTGTGTTGATCGTCGCTACCTCTGAAGCTCCATGGTCACCCGTTCCCCATACGACATGTTCACAGCTTCCAGCGTGGAGACTCCGACCCGTTCGATCCGTCTGACCACTGCCGACATTAACCAGTTGCTAGCAGCACTGGACAATGTGACCGAACCAGCAGACGGATGGTCCTCCCATGATTACTTGAGAACCAGACTTTCAGATCTTGCCATCTGGATGTCGATTGAATGATCCTTTCTCTCTGGGCTTCTTGCCCAGTCAGAAGGGCTCACTGCCTTTCAATCCCCAAACGTTCCAAAGCACCATGACCACAGCAAACCAGATCGACTGGTTCGTGACAGCCGGGAGCTTCCGAGCTGCTTTTGAGTTACGTACCAGAGAGCCCGATAGTTCGGGCAATGCTTCAGAATTCTATGCTTTGACTGCTGAGGCTAGGCAGACCGTAGATGATCTCACGTCATTCATCCATGAACTGCATGATGACGAATGGCCGAATGATTGGCGTTATGCGGCGATCGTTGACATCCTCGATCAAATCATTGAGATCAGCGAGTACAACAACGAGCCCGAATGGTCTGAGGTTTCCTGGCAGATTGCCGAATCACTGACGAGTATCTACGCATCAGAGCTTGCTACGTGGTTTGCAGATAACTCAAGCCGTGCCAGTTATCACGACGAGGCACATCAGGAAGGTCTGATCTCAGAGTCGGCAAGCCTGATCGATCGAATGCAAGCGTCCCAGCGTTACTGCATCCGAGGCATGGCTGATCGTATTTTGTCCCGTCTTGAGCTGGTCTAATGACTATCACAACAAACAATCAACCCCGCGACCTGCGGGGTCTCTGGGACTTCTCAGAAGCAGATCAGAGCACCATCCGAGAAGAATTCGACTGGATGGAAGACCTTGAAGGAGACTGCTCCTTCTTTAAGTACAAAGGGAACATCTACAACCTGGCAGACTTCATGCACAGTGGATCACCTGAAGGCTGGGACGGTAACGCTCCAAACTCCTATTTTTCGGGAGTGCTGGTGAAACTTTCTAGCGACTGTGAGAAAGTCACCTGCGGATGGTGGAGCGTATGAAATTCCAAGAAGTCAGTCTGCCGTCCAGCTGGGCATCAGCCCTAATCAATGATGACTGGACAGGCTATAAAGACGACGAAATTCGCATCATTAAAGAACTGCTGCGGTTTTCTGGTCTGCAATCTTATTTCTGTGTTGACGTTGCAGATGATTCTACGTTCCAGCAAGTGCCGTCTTACTGGGGACCATCTTATGAGTTGCTTGCTGGCAATTACTCAACGTTTACGTTTCAACTTCGCTGATTCTCTCTCACCCGTTCCAACAAACCCAAACCATCATGACTGGATCCCAATTGACTGAAATGTTGGATCGTATGGAAAGCGGCATGGCCGGTTCCTTCTATACACGTCTCGCGCAGGCATTGAGAGTTGCAGACCCGAGCAATCGCAGCAGATTGCTGGCTGCTTTCCCTGAGATCACCCAGAATTACGGCCCCAATTCCATTAACGCCATCAAAGATACAGCCTGGGCGCACGCTCGGGCTCTGATGAATTGACCTTACGGCTCCCAGAGATGGGAGCTTTTTTTATGGTCAATCAATCGTGAACGGCACAAGGTGATGCCCGTGCAGTTTCGCCCTGACAACCTTCTCACGTAGCCACGTTAGGCGTCCGGCATTCTTGCGACCTTCTGAGTCCTGAGCGTACCACCGCAGCGCTTCCAGCAGCAGCTGCAACTCGTCAGGATTCAGAGGTTCGTAGTGTTCGTAGCTTTGGGGTCTCTCCATTACGGCGACCTTTGGAATGAGTGGCATTTTAGCCCGTGTTGACGCTTCCCTAATATACACTGTATATTGTAGAGAAGAACGGAGCAGTGAGAATTCTCGCTGAGAATCCGTTCCAACAACCCCCAAACCCCATCAGCTTATGTCTGATCTCAAAACACTCACCATCAAGGTCTCAGCAGCCGACCATAAAAGGCTGAAAGCTATCGCAGCTAGCGAAGGTCGTCGCCTTGATGACCTTTCACAGATCATCTACGCATATGGCCTTGACCTGTTCTACTGCGAAAACTCTGTTTCGATTAAGAAAGAACCGCACGAATACACAGAAAAAGAAAACCTACAGCTAGCCAAAAACAAAGAGCTTGAAGCCTCTGAAGGCTGGATTGCCCTTAACTACGAGCAACGTAAAGAGCGCGGCTATGAGCACGTCGACAAGTTCATCAGAAACCACGACCGAGACGATTCCGGTCGACCCGTGGATCGCTTGATTGAACCCATCGCTAAACGTATCAAAGCTTTCGCTATTGATTGATCATGCCATCTCATTTTGTCCGACTTTCCAGAAATTCCAGAAATGGCAACCCAATCTGAAATTCAGCATCGCCTCAGTTACGCACGCGCAATGATTGAGCGCGGCGTACCTGATGCCTCACTAGCAACACTCCTCAGTGCTCGTTACTTCGTTTCACGCTCCACAGCATACGAAGACATGAAAACGGCCCACAACGACATCATGTTGTCTGACGATGGGCCAGCTACCGAGGACACAGAGCCTGGTGATCCCGTCGCTGCTCTAGCCATGCTTCAGCACAGGCTAGAGATCTCTATCGCTACTGGCGATGACAAGCAGACGTGCCAACTCATCAAAGCCATGGACACCGTCAAGAAATGGCGAGGCTACAACACACAACCTGTCTCCCCCTTCGCATGACTGAGATCATCCAACTAATCTCCATCACTAAAACCAGCTCCGACACTTATGACGTCGTGGCTGTTATTGATGACATCGTTCCAACAAGCATGGGCATCTACAACCCTGCTCACTTAGCAGAACCTCCTGAGTGGGGTCCTGCAGAATGCTGTGCCGTGCTGGAAATCCCTGGAGATGACTGCCCACATCCTCCACTGGGCGCTCCAGTGCAACACCTCATCACTTATCTCGAAAACTCCAACCTCTCCTGGACTCCCCAATCATGAGACTTCACTGGAATCCTATTAAGCAAATTTTTCAAACTACACCTGTTAAGCCCTGTCGTCCCAAACGAGGACGAGGCAAGGGCTATACAGCAGAGAAAAATCTTGACTACAAAGGCAAACGCTCACAACTCAATATCCGTATTGATGAAGCGCAAGTACACGCTTTGCGCTCAGCCTGTGCAAATTCCTCATTGTCACTCAATGACTACATGAGCAAAGTTATTGAAGCTCACCTGCAAGCCATAACTCCTAAGCCTCTTGAGGCTTACGACTATTCCGATCCAGATCTCACTACCTATCTTGAAGGCTTGAATCATGCTCTCTGAATACGCAAAGATCCACATCGCTCTCGGCATCCTCAAAGGTGTCGCAGAACGCGAAGGTAAACGACACCTCATGGATCAACACACAACCTTCTCCATGCTCAATCTCCTGGAGAGCGAAATCATTCCTTCCCTGGAAACTGAGCTGGATTACGACCCAACACCGCAATATCTATGGGATGACCATGGCGGTGAACCTCCTATGACCCTGGCTGAGATGCACTCTCAGGCGCACCAACAACACATTGAGGCGCACTCATGAGTAGGTCTTCAAAATCGTCCTTTAACTGGGAAAACCTTTGGGCTGCTGCCTCTCAAGTTGCTGCCGCCGAAACAGTCGAAAAATCGACATCCATAGTCAATGATTACGCCAAAAACGCAGAGGACTGGAGGCTTGAGCAATATTTGCTAGGGCTGTTTGCAGCCGTAGTGTTTAACTTTGGCGGCTACGAAACCGCTGACCCTCAAACACAAAAGAAGTGCAGAAAAGCCTTTAACTCAGCACTTGCAACTCATTGCGTAAACCAATCAAACCTTTAAACCCAAGGCCAACACATCTCTACGTCTTCGCGCCAGCCATCAACGGGCATCACACGCTGAGACATATACACCCTGAACAGGCGTTTCATCTCCTCTGGTGACACGCCTGCTTCGCTTGCAGCAACACACATGTTGTATCGCACTCGATATACGTCATCTAAAACCTCCTCAAGTGGCTTCACTCAACCACTCCACTCACTAATCGCTCCAATCGATACCATCGCCTGATATCGATCATTACGCTCCTGCCAGCGGCATTCACATCCACGCATCTCCAGTTCGCTCAGCATCCTTAACTGGACATTGCCGTCTGGCTTCGCAATCACAATCGCTCCAGCAGCAACCCTGATCCCAGACATCTCTTGTAATGCCAAGCTATAAGCGCCCAGCTGGTCCTGGTGATCCACCAGCCATGGCTCAGGTTTGTCTGCTTCCCTACTGGTTGTCTTGAAGTCCAACAAAGTAAGACCGAGCGGTGTATCGATTAAAGCGTCTGCCGTTCCAGCAAAGCCGCTTGAGTGATTGACGCTGAACTCGCTGGCATGGACAGCCGTTACAGATCCGCTGCCAATCCAATCGCATAAGCCTCTGGCGTGCTTACGGGCTGCCCAAGATACCTCCGGCGCTCCCTCCAACGACTTCTTAAGTGCCCAGGCGGTGATGGCTTTTGGAGGACGTGCCAAACCATCATCCCAAACCTTCCACGCTCCCTTCTTGTTGGCACTTTGACGTGCCAGCTTGGCTGCGGTCTTGAGTACATACTCACAGTGCTCATGAACAAGGGTTCCTCTGTCACATGCAATCTGACGCTCCGACTCACTGCCAGGTTTCTTAGCCCAACGTTCCAAAGCATCCTTCTGGGACTGAGGAGCAGTGTGTTTCAAAATATGAGTGACAGAGTAATAAACCTGCCCCTTTTCGTCCCGGTAGACCCTGAAAGGGCCTGAGTTGTCCTGCTCTAAACGCCATTTGCGTAAAGACGCAAGCTTGTCCTGCGGATCAGCTGTAATCGTCATAAATGGCGCTAGACGCTCCTTCCCAAGACTAATTTACCTGCAAATCAAGTTTTAGCAATACCGCGCTCATCAATTTGCCTTAACTGCAAAATTCGCAACGTCTCGTTGGCATATTTCTGGATGCGTTCAGATTCATGTATCACGGCTTCCAGCGTTTCCTTAATCCCTGGTCGATTCTCACGTTGCAGCGCTGCCTCAACCATCGCCACGTCAGTTTCAAGCAATGCTCCAGCCTTGACCCTGTGGTTTTTGCTAGCTGCTCGCATTGACTTCTCAATCTCCAGCTTGAACTTTGCAAGCTGTTCAGCCATGCGAACGCGACTGCGACTGCTAGCAACTTCTCTCTTGTAGAGCTGCTGTGCCTCATCGTTTAGTACTCCATTCCAGCCTTTGAGACGGGGATGATCAGCCCGCTGAATAGGTGCTGAACTTTCCGCACTTGGGACACTCGGTGTTGGGGTGGGTTCCGGAGCACTGGGGGTCGATGTTGGCTGGCCTTGCTGCACAGCCTCAGGGCGCTCTTTTTTGAACCATTCGCGAACAGTGCTATAGCCACGGCCAAGCTCTACAGCGATCTCCTTTTTGCCTTTCCCGGCATCGAGCATTGCCCAAGCGCGTGCAACCTCCTCAGGCGTTGCTGGCGGCAGCTTTGTCTTGCCATCTTTACCTGTTGTGGCTTTTGGCTTTGAAGTGCCAACCTGGCCATCTGGCCTATCTGGCACCTGATGATCTAGGTCGCGCCTAACAGTTGTTCTGGAAGCGCCCAAGGAATCAGCAATGCGCTGAGGGCTGTGGCCTTTCTCGCGCAGTTTGCTCACCAACTCTCTCCGCTGTTCAGCGTCCTGCCATGGACGACGAACGCTATTAACAATCTGATCGATTTCCTCAGGGTTGTTGGTGTCAACATGATGGACGGGCAGCATAATTCGAGTGCCTTCAGCCTCCAGCTCTTCTCGAACCTTTAGGCGATGGCGACCGTCGATCACTTCGTTTGTTCCTGACTGCTGGATGATCGGAACAAGAATCCCGTAAGTAGGGATGGTGAGGCGCAGCAAGTCCAGCGTGGCCTCGTCATAGGCGTAAGTCATTGGCATAAAAAACCCGCCCCTTTCGGAGCGGGGTAACTCAGATCAGCGGAAACACTGTGCCGCTACTGCTGGAGCAAGTGCCTTAGCGATCTTTCCTGCCTTCGACCCAGCAGCAGGATTATGCAACGCTTGGTTCACTGCAGTTGGCAGCGACTGACGCACAGAATTCATCACACCTCGGAAACGACCTTCCTTATCCGCTTTGATCCACTTAGCAAAAGTGCCCCCCTCAGGGCGCATCTTCTCTAATTCGTTCCAAAGGCTGTTGCCTGAATCGGAATACTGAGCAGGAGTAAAAGTGTTCAACTGAAGCTCTGCAGACAACAACTTCACATAAGCAGAAAAAGCAGCCTTGAAATCAACTGTTTTATTTGCCTGCAAAATTGTGGACTCAATACTCTGGCAGCTAATCAAAGTCACACCACTGCTAGAACCAAGACGTTCGCGAATCTCAGCACGGGAAAAATCGCGAGATCCAGTGTTCGCTGAAATGATTCGATCTTGAACTTCGTCCTGACTGCGGACGAAAACTACAGAACAGCGGATTTGAAACTTTTGATAAGCATCATAACCAGCCGCTTTTAACATGATCTGCAAAGCCAACGTGCGGTGACGGCCAGAAGTAATAATCGGACCAACAACAGTGTTTGCCTTGAGGTCTTCGATGTAAGCAACCTCAATATCTTCCATTAAACGATCAGCACGACCGCCACCCGTTTTACGGATTAACCCGTAACGCCCGAAAAGAATGTCCTCTACCGCCGTTGGATCAACAGCTTGTGGCGTGACTTCATGTTCTGCGCTCTCCGCAAGCTCACCGAGCGTAAACAAGCGCAGTGCCGCTCCGCCGTCAGGTTTTTGAATCTGAAAATCTTCGCAGAGGTTTTTGCTGGGCAGAGTGTCGATTTTTCTTTTAAGCTCGCCAGCACCACCTTTGGAACGGTTCATCTGGTCTGCTGCACACTCCTGGATAGAAGCAAGTGCAGGGAAGTTGGAAGGGTCATAAGCGACCTTGGTTGAAGCATTCATTTGAACTCAGTTGAAACGAAGTGAACTGAGCTAAAATGGAAAGCGTTAGGCGATCCATCTAGCCCCGCATGACCTCCGGCTGGCACCGGGGGTTTTTTCATGCGTCCCTCCTTTATAAACCATCTTTTGCCAAAACGCAAAACATCAGCCCCTTGACGCTTCCCCCAGGCGTCGTGTGGAGCTGTTGACGTGGCAATAACGCTTTATTTGGCTAGGGGCCTTTCGGCCCCGTGTTTGTGCTCAAGCAGGGCTGAACGGATCACCGCCAGTGATCAGCATCTTCAGGTCGAAACCTTTCTTGGTCACTGCGTTCCAAGCGGCGTCCATTGCCTCTTCGTTGTGGTCGTCCTCGTCGCGGGGGACAATCATCAACTCGTAACGAGTACGGTCAGAAACAATCTTTGTAATCTCAAAATCCCAGCTAAGGATATTTCGAGCGTACTTTTTGTTGAGACCGTACTTCAAGAATTGGTTGATCACAGACTTGTGTGAAACTTCCAATACTTGAACCTTATTGTCTGTCCAGTTGTAGACAGGCCAGGTCAGGCAACGGGCAGGCGGGCGCTTCTCAGTCAAAGACTGGTAAGCCATGCCTTGCGTGTAATTTGCGCCAAGCTCGGCGTCAATATCTTCGCTGGTTGGATTTTCCAAGAAGCGGAAAGGCTTTTTCTTGCCTTCGCCCACGGGATCGCCCCAAACCATCCAATACTCGAACGGATCAGCCTCAAGCAGAGCAAACTCAATGTTTTGCTTGTGCTCAAGCTGGCCATAGTTGAGGTAGTCGTCCTTTGAAGAACCACCACTTTCCTGTTGCTCGTACTCTTTGATGAGATCAGATGAAATTTTCATCTTTACCTGTGTAGAAATGCACGTCACTGTCATGACGCTTCTGAAATATACACAAGCGTTGCCAGCCTGTCAACCTGGGGTAAGATGAAAATCCCCGGAGCCAAAGCAGCCTCCAGGGAAATGAACAACAATCCCCAATTCGTATAGTACATGAAACTGACAGACTTTGTCAACGCGCTCCCAAAAGGTCTGGTATATGCCCCGATCTACCGCAAGGGCGCTCCAATGGAGTCAGGCAAGGCTGCCACTGGGAAAAACCCTCTAGAGGCCAGCTTTGATCACAAGCTTGACCCCGCTGACGTAGCCCTGGCGATCCAGAAAAACCCTGACCTTCAAGCGGTTGGCGTTTTCACTGGCATCCGTGGCAATGGCATCGTCATCCTTGATGTTGACGCTGGCTTGAACAAGCTTGAAGATAAATATGGGCCTACACTTATTGGCCCCAAAATTACATCAACTAGGCACAATGCTGCGAAGTTTTTGTTTACCGTTCCAAAAGAACTTTGGAATCAGGTAGAAGGTCGTGGCCTGGGTGATTCTGATTACGAAATCCTCTGGAACTCAAAGCGCCAAGGTGTAATTTTTGGTGCCTACCCTGGCGGTAAGCATTCAAAGCCAGGTCAATACACCTTTGAAGGCAATCTCAACGACATCCCAACTGCGCCTGACTGGTTGTTGGCTGAGATGAAGAAGCCCCCAAAGACCCTCATCACAAGGGATCCAGACTTCTCAGACCGTACTGAAGAGGAGATCTTCGAGATCATCAAAGACTGCCTCAGTGTCATTCCTAACAAAGGCAAAGGGTCTCGCGATCACTGGGTCAAGATCGGCATGGCCATCAACTCTGCACTGCCTACAGAAGCAGGCATGATGCTTTGGGTTTCCTGGTCCTCTGATGATCCTGATTACGCCTCAGAGTGGGAAGACAGCAATCCCTGCGAAGAGACTTGGTACTCCTTCAAGAGCGGTGGCGTTGGACTCGGCACTCTCATCTGGTTGGCTGACCGGGAAGATCCAGAGAGGCATAGGTTTTCAGAAACCGTGGCCCAAATCGTAAAAGACGCAGAAGACAAGAAAGTGCAGGACTTCCGCCAGCACACCCTTGACTTCAATGAGGTCATCAAACGCGCCAAGAAAATTCTTGATCTCGAAAACCCCGCTGAGGTCAACTACAAACTAAATAGCCTCGCCTTGCAAGCTGGCTACAGGGATCAGACGGCGCTCGAAAAGCTCATCGTTGATCAAATAGCCTTTGAAAAGAAAGTCGATACCGTCACTGTCGAAGAGCTGATGCAGATAGAAACCAAGCGCGAATACCTTATCCCTGACGTTCTTCCACACCCCTCCGTCATCCTCATTTACGGCGCTGGTGGTGACGGTAAATCCACAGCAGCATGGGCAATCGCTAAGCACATCGCCTCTGGTAAGCCTTTCCGCGTTCGCGGTGCTGACGTTCCAGTAAGCCAAGGCCCTGTCCTTCTGCTTAATGGTGACCAGCCCCTGGTTCAACTGAAGGAACAGCTCATCGAAGCTGACTTCCCTATCACAGACAAAACCTTCATCAGGACTGACTGGCAGCTTCAACGCTATGCCCAGTTCATCCGCCTGATGGAAAGCATCAAGCCCAGCCTGGTCGTCATCGACTCCCTGATTGGCTGTTCTGGTGGACGGGGCTTTGACGAGAACAAGTCTGATTTCGCCACGCCCCTTTACTGGCTCACCAAAAACAATGGCGAGCTGTTCCCTGCCACCACAATCCTGATCATTCACCACGCCAACAAGAACGGCGGATTCCGTGGCACCTCAGCCATCCGTGATGCTGTAGACGAAACGTGGTCTCTCAAGCGCACAGACCCCCAAGACAAGGGTCCAAAGCTTCAGAGCCATGAACGCCTCATCGAAATCGAGAAAAGCCGTTCTGGACGCTCTGGGACGCATCTGGTGCTTGGCCAGAACGAAGACCTCGATTTCTACATTGCCGACTTCACGCCCGAGGTCGATCCAGACGACACCACTCCCTCCTCAGTCCTTGGCCGTGTCCTCAGCAGGCTGCGGATTGCCTATCCAGAAACACGCACCAAAAACGATCTGGTCTGTGACTCTCTTGTGTCAGGCACTGCTTCCGCAATCAAGAAAGCGCTCCAACGCCTGGAAGATCGGAACCTGATTGTCTCGGACGTCCCAGAAGGTTCTCGTTCCAAACATTATCTTGCTGTTCTCGCGTGTGGAGAGGGTAAGAGGGCTGTCCCCTTTGGTACGAATACCAGTGGTAGTGCGGCTTTTGGTACGGGACAAGAGGTGGGGGACATGCCCCTCTGTCCCCCTTTGATGGATGGAGCGGTTGAGATTGAACTCACCGACGAAGAACGGGGACAACTCTAATTGTCCCTACCCCCTGTCCCCAAGCACATCCTTTGGTACGCCTAAGGTTTGAGCGATTGGGGACAGTTTTTACATCTATACGCGCGAGGCATGAACTGGACTGAAATCCTTAGGAAAGGCGGCGTTCCAGATGCGCCGGGCTACCAAGAGACAGTGGCCAGCTTTGTGGAGCGCCCATACAAAAAGCCCACCCGCAAGGCCAAGCCTCCCAGGAGCAAGGCCAAGAAAAAAGCTAAATGACCTGCTACACTTTGCTCCGTCTACATTGCTACTCGATCAATTGAACATGAGAAGAGTCTCAACATTCCTGCCAGAAGACCAAGTAAAACGCTTAGATTTTGAAGCTAAGCAAGCTGGTAAACAGCGTTCAGAGTTGATTCGCGATCGTCTGCTTGAAAAGCAAGGCAACTTTCCCGATCCAAGCGCAATTACTACTAATGATTTTCACCAAACTGTTGCAAAAATTCGTCGCCGCCATCACTCTAGCCTTGATCGGGTACAGACTGAAGTCCTTGTCGCAGCAGTCCTTGTCGAGTTCCAAAAGCTTACCCAACGTGACCAAAAGAACTAACTTCTACTTCGTTCACGTTGCTGAAAGCGACGACCTCATGCCTTTAGCGATTACTCGCTATACGTCGTATGACGACAACGACAAAGTTCTCAACGTAGAGCAGGTTATCTATGAAAATGACCTGTTCTACCTTGAGACAGAAGTCGCTGTTGCTCTGCAACATGGTGTTGACGTAAGTCTTATGACTTGTGAGCCTTTTTCTAATTTTCCAAGCATTGAAAAACTAATCGAGCAAGCTCATGGCTAACCTTTTTAAGATCTACAGGCAGTCCAACGCATGGGCTGTCGTTGAAGCCTCAAACCAGATAACGTTCCACCAAACCCTTCCTAGGGCGATGGATTATGCAGCAGCCCAAAACCGGAAGACAGCTGATTTTGGGGCGTCTAAACGAAGCCATCAGGATGGCAACGACTGCTGATCTACAGCGAGCTGCAATCTTCTTGGAAGGAGCCAAGCAAGTTAGAGCTGGCTCTAAAAGACAACGCGCTTATTCGCGCCAAGAGCAGGCAACTTCCTGGAAAAAGAAAGTTGACAGCTCCATAACATGGTAACGTTGGTGTACTACAGGATCAAACATGAGTGGCACGCACGGTTATCGCGTTTACGTTCAAGTCTTACTCGAACCGTTTCGTGGCGAACTTTTCAGTAGAGAGGCCAAAGAAGCAGGCGTAAAGCCCTCCGCTTGGATGCGCCAAATAATCTACAACTACCTTCAGGAGAAGTATCCCGATGAATACCCTGAAGCAGAAATCAAAGACGCTGCCAAATGGCAGGAAGCTGTCAAAGCTCGCGTCGAAGGCCGAGCTTTACAAAAAAGACTGAGACCCAAAGCCGACTAATCGCAAACACGCCGCACATCCAGCTCAGCCACACGTCCCACAGCCTGTTTGAGCAGCTTTGAATAATGCCAGTTCTGCCTGGTCAAAGCGCTGCATAGCTGCTGGAGCGCATGGAGGTCTTCGGTATTGCTGATGCTTCGGACCTGACGTTCCAGATTCAGCTCCTCCTCAAGGGTCTGTTTGACAACCATCCAGTCCGCCCAGGCCATCAGCTTTCTCCAAAGATTGCAAGATGTTGCGCTCCTCGGAGTAAGGAGCCCTTGCACGCATGTAATCATGTACCCCCTGCATTAGCCAGTCAGGCGGCCAACAGTTGCTCCAATTCACAGGTTGAATACAACCCATGACCACAGTGGTCCAAAATGCAACCAGATATGACCAGACCCAATACAGGTTCATTGCACTGGCTCTGGGTCTGGCGGTATATCCACCTCAACCTCTTCAATCCATTGGCGTAACGCCGCGCCAGTGCTGGTGTACTTAGGCCACCTCACAGCCTTCAACAGCTCTTCCCGCGACAGACAGATGTAGCTTTTTTCTGGCTCCCAAACCAGATAGGACGGAGGGCCTTCACGCGGGTGGCGGTAACGCACGATCAAAGCGTTTGCCCTTTTGAACTCTTTTGAAACTGGCATTAGAGCGGATTTTGTGTACCGTTGGATTTCCCACTTTCATTAGCGGGTCAGTCAGGCTTGCAGGGGCGCCCGGCCTGCTAATTAGCTCATGGTGCGAGAACCATGTGCAGCGCCCCAATCATTCACTCATCATCCACAAGGATGACCCAGCCACTGCCTGGGCCTTCGACCATCCAGCGTTGATTGAAGGTGCTGCGCGGCACCCTGACGTTTTTACCGCCGTAACGGTTGGGATGCCCACCGCGTTCCATGTCTGGAGCGCCCATTGGGTCATGCATCACCCACTGTGCATCACCCTCCTGCCCACCATTTTCAAAACCCACGATTAATGACCAGTGACCGCACGTTTGCGAGCCACATTCTGGCGGCTCACCGCGAAGCAAATTTCCGCGATGCAGCCAGCCGACCATTGTCACGCGTCCACTGGCAGCCTCGGCTTCTAGCAAAGCTGGGTCGCCATCATTGCGAAATTCTGCGTTCAAGCCAAGCTCTCTCAGACTCCTCACGTGAGCCTTTACGTCGATCGTGTCGCCAAATCTCTTCCGCACCTCCCCGTACTCTTCGGCGCTGCCCACCTTGCCGTACATAATGGCCAGCATTGCTGCGGATGCGTCTAGACATCTTCGGTGACCATTGCGCTTAAAATTTAGTTGATGCACGTAGGGAACGATCGCCCGCTGTGCAATGCCGCTAGCTTTCCACGCCTCAAACCACGCCGCATCCTCAGCTAACAACTCTTCAGGCATCGCATCTTCCAGCTCCTTTATTGCAGCAAGCTGATGCGGGCTGTCAGATCTGAAGAAAGAGAAAAAGGGGAGCAACGCGAGGCTCATTAGGTTCCCTAGGCGAGGACTCATTGGCTCAATGCTGCCGCGTCACAACCTCTGCCGCCATCAAGAAAACCTGCGTAATAGATCAAGCCAGCACCGGCTAGCATTGCGCCAGACATAACCGTCAGCACTCCAAGGAAGATTGCAAAGACGACGCGCTTGCGGATCACTTGTTAGAGGTTGACGGAAACAGATTTTTCTCTAAAAAGGCTGCTACTGAATCATCCACTGTGTTGTCAGAGCGTTTTGCGTATGCCTTGATTAGATCTACAACTAAACGTTTCAAACTCTCAGACCGCAAAAACCGAAAAAGGATTGGCTTCAGGATCAGGAACATTGGAATTGTTCAACTGCTGAAATTCTAGTTTCTATTGCTATGGCCTTCCAGTCGTGCCACTGCTTGCTCTAAATCACTCAACCTGGCAAACACTTCCTGGTCTCGGCTCTTGATGTCAGTGTGAAGCACGTCAAGCTGCCTGCTCAAGCCATCAACAGCAGTCGTTAGACGCACCAACGAGTCCCTGCCCTGCTGGCTTTGCTGCTTCAATCCTGTGATGCCAAGTCCAGCCACGGTGATTGACGCACCAGCAGCAGCCGCCCAAACTTCAACCATGCTTCGACCTCGGCATTGATTCCATCATGGCAGAACCGCAAGAAAGTCAAGAAAAGGAAGGCGTTGCAATCGCTGACCTTGTGAAATGCGCTGTTTTGGTATGGAGCGCCACATTGCTAACAGTCTCTTATTTGGGTTTCTTCCCGCAGATGAAAATGGACAATACTTTTGTGGCTAGCTTGCTCACGGGGGCAATGGCCTCTTTTGGTATTGAGCGCAAGTCTGCTAACCAGCAGAAAAAACAGCCACCTAAGATTGATTCAAAGGAGCCACCAAAATGAAGCACTTCCTGCCTTTGGTTACGTTGCTGGCTTTCGCTCCAGCAGCTCATGCTGACTTAATGCAGCACAAAATCACCAGCTCAGTCAGCCTCCAGGTGGGCGGGGCCATGACTACAGCAGACAGAATTGGCTCCAGCTTTTCAATCAGCGGTTCAGGAGTTGATACGACTGACGGCACTACAGCAAATACGATTTCAGCAGGTACGATCACGTCTGGTGTTTACGCTCCAGGCACAATCGCTGCAACGCAAGACACACCCGGCAACGCCTTCAGCTTCAGCCAGTCATACACTCAGGCCGATGCCGTCCCAACATCGGCAATAACAACAGGCGAAACCCCTAATTTTTCTAGCTTGCAAAGCACAGCTGCTGGCACGATTGGGACACTTGCAGGCACAATCACCCCAGCAGGAGCATTAACAGTTACTGGCGGTGGGGCTAACACATTGGCGATCGGCCAGTTCGTAACTGAACTCACCATTGACTGATGCGTGTTCTTCTTTTGCTGCTTTGCGGGTTGGCGGGAGAGGCGTTTGCTTTTGCTAAACCCGCGCAATCGGCTCCGGTCATCCCTAACTTTCAGACCGGAAGCATGACAAGCCACACAGAAACCACCAGTAAGGTCACTGAAACAATTGTTTCTGAGACTTACAGCACTGGATGGGAATACTCTGTGAGCGGCACCAACATCGGCCCGGTTAACGGTGCCAGTCTCACCCCAGGCACAACAACCGTAAATGAATGGTCAGCCCTCGATGTGAACAACAAGCCAAGCTGGGAAATCATCACCCCTGGAGCGGCCATGCAGTTCGCGGAAACCTACAAAGGGCCAGGGCTTTCAAACATAACGACTGTGCAAAAAGTGACGGAGATCAATCAGATTACGGACACTATAAGTACGTTCAGTCAATAGCACTTTCCCTTTTAGCTCTGGCCTCACCAGCTAACGCAGAAACAATCGGTGGCGTGTCTGCTACTGCCGCTCCAAGCGCGACCAGTTCTGGGAGCGTCACAAACCAAGCAGTGATGATCGCTCCATCGCAAGCATTCACTAATTCCTTTGGTAACGGCATTCAATGCCAAGGTCCCATCATTACGGTCACGCCTTATGTCAATAGGTCCAAGAGCTGGCAGCTTCCGTATGTGGACTACTTTCCTGATCCCGTATACGATATTTCTGACCTTGATGAGGATGGGGTACTCGACAATCCTGGACGAGTCCTCTACACAATGCCCACCAGAACAGGTCAAAAAGACACTCACAACTGGTCAGGTGGTTTGTCGATCCAAGCAACAATCCCTCTAGATGGTGGAATGCAAGAACGTTGCAAGGCGATGGCTGATGCCAACATCAAACTGCACAAACAGATTGCAGAAACAAAGCGCCTTGAGTATGAAATCGCCAGGCTCAAGAACTGCGGAGAACTAAAACTGAAAGGCATCGAGTTTCATCCCAAGTCGCCTTACTTTGCTGTCTGCGCTGACGTGATGATCAAGCCAAAGCCAGGGCAAGTTTTGCCGCACAGACACGCTATTTCCGCGCCGCCCGTTGCGCCTGCCTCCTCTCAAACACGCTTAAAAGTGGAGCCTTTCGCCCCAGCAAAGCCTTAACTTTCAGGATCGCTTTTTTAACGGCAGGCTTTACCGCCTTAAGCAGCAGCGGCGTTGCTAAACCAGCAGTCACACCAACAGCAGCGGTAACCCCCACCGTTGTGACCTGCGGCAATGATGGAATTGCTGCTATGACTTGTTCAGGCAACTTGATCTCTTCATACAGGACGACGCATTTACCGTCTTGTATCTCGTAGCCCGCAATTCTTTTTGAACCATTTTGGACAAGCGTTCCAACCTCC